GCCTTGGGAAGGTAAAGAAGTGGGGAAAACACTTCAACTGGGTTTGTTTGTATGTTTTGGGAAAGATTAATGAGTAATGATACCCGAAGGTTTAGGAGCGGAAAATAAACAAAACAAATCCGGGGTGCCAGGTGCAACACTGGCGACTGTAAAACGTCTTTTGGGTGGCGGAGACGCTAAACAAGAGGGGTTTATCGGTATAGTATGTGTGGTAGCGATTGACGGGACGGAGAAGTCAGGAGAGCCAGATAATCACAGACCTAGGCGACATCACAGCTGATATGCTGCCATGATGCCAGGTTAGGTAACCATATGAACCAAGGTTTAACACAAGCCCAACTTTGCGTTGGATAGAATCAAGGGTGGGGCAGTCCTCTTGGACCGATTCCGAGGGATCTATGCATATGCGAGAGTGCAAAATAACATAAGCTCATAAGGTAATCTGTGACAAATCACAAAACGATAAAGAAGAAACAAAAAGAGAGGAAGATACAAGTGACCGGGGGCACATTACTCCGGTTGTGCCAGAGGGATAAGTTCTGACAGTGACTGGCTGAGATGCCAGGGTGGGCCACGCGGTAAAGACGGCGTGGCCCGGGTGCCCCGCGAACGGGGCGAAAAATGACGATTAAGACAACGGGTGGGCAGGAGAGAAACCATTAATCCGGGGGCACCCATAAGGGGTGCCACCACGGCGGATTAGGAGGAATTTTTCGACTCGGTCTCAGACATCAGCGCAGAGATCGTGTCGGAAAAAGAGGCAAATCGCGTTTCATGCTTCGTGCAGTATGCATTGATGGCTTCACGAGCATAAGCATACTCGGCCATTCGTTCCTTGATGGCAACGCAACTCTTGCAGGTTGCTGATGGCTTGGAACATTTGCATCCGTGTCGTGACGATTCGCGAACTTGTTTGGCGTAGTTGGCAAGTGTCATAGCCTCATTGAAGTCGTTGAGGACCAGACGTCGACCAGCCATGTTCGCATGTAAAAACGCGTCGATGTTGTTGGTGAACAAGAAGATGTTGCCTGCAAGTGTGCACATGACATTTATAATGTCAACAAACGCTGGAGCTGGCACGCGACCGTTAATCACGCGCATGGCCTGGTCTGTGTCTGCACAAGGGAACAAATGGCGATACTTCTTGATGGCAGTGGTTTTCCCTGAGCATTGTGGTCCGTAAACTACGTATGAGCGTGTAGGCACGGTAAGACCTGACAACGGGAACAGGGGGAACTCAGAACCTGGTGTTCGCATATGGCATCCAGGGCGCATGTCGGGGGCCGGATAGGATGGAAGATACGACATCGGCCACAGCTGATACGCGGCCGTGGTGCCAGATATGTCAACTGTGCTCTCGTATTTTCGCGTGGCCAGCTTACCGTTGGACTGTTGGAACAGTGCCACCAGACCATAACTGGTCAGCTTGACATCGCGTGTGAACACAGCAGTGCGTTCCAGCTCGGATACAACATATATCCGAGGCAAATCTTTATCCTCGAGTGTGCTGACGAGGCGTTCGAACGCCAAGTCGACCCCTTCAATTGGTCCGCTCTTCTTCTTGTCGACATTAAGCCGACAACTCTCCAGAACGGACTCAGGGGGGTTGTAAATGCACACTCGTTTGAGTGACATAAACTTGTCAAGGCTCGGAATGACACTGACAAAGTATGCACGGCTCATAGGCAGAGGGGTTACCTTCCCGTTACCCCCAGGCATAGCGCCGACATACTCGTCGATCTTGTCGTCCGGTTTGACCTTTGACTCAGCTGGGGCGGCCATCCACCTTCCAGACATCGCCTTCCCCACTTTCGTGGTTGACACGTCACACAAACTCTTTCGTTGACTGCACAGAGTGGTCACACCGCTCTTTCGACGGCATATGACCAAATATGGCTCGTTTGTGTTCGCCTCCAAATCCGCGAACGTCAGAACAGTCTTTTTCCCAGACTGAACAACCGGATCCAAGGTCTTGACAAGTGTCACAGGCGGGTGTGGAGCGTTGACTCCAGCAATTGTTATGTCATCCAATGTTATTGACTCATCATCACTGTCAACATCATGTTCCTCAACCAGTGTAGGAGAGGCCCTGAACTCCAGAGTGGGATCAAACTTCGACATCGACTTGCGTTCAACTGGTTGTACGCCAGAGCTTTCAGCGACTATGTCGTCGTCAACCTTGTGTTTTCGCAACACAGTTAGGTCGGTGTGTTTGGCCACTGAAGTGTCAGGAGCAAAAGAAACATGTAAGTCTTCAGTTGACAAGAATTTGACAACGGCTCGCTGCGCCCCTTCCAGGGAACCACCTACTGCAATCGTCTCCGTGGCAAGGGCGTTCCGCGATGCAATGAGTTCTTGCATGGTCATCTGTTGCAAGGACAGAGGTGGGGCTGAAGCATCGGCGTGCCCGGGTGGTGGAGCAATTGGTGATATGTCCGTTTGTGCCAAGTCAAGGCAAGAGGCTTCTTCGGGTGGTGCACTGGGCAGGACCGGTTTGTGAACCTTGTCCGTTGCACCATTGTCGAGTAGCATTGCTAAGGCACGTGCAGGCATATCCCGAGCTGCCAATGGCACGGCTACTGGCACAACAGCAATTGGCTTTGGCACAGTAACTTTGATCCCAATGACGACTCGTTTTCCGTCGCTGTCCACACCTGGCCGTTCAACGAGCTTGACTGGTTTGCGCAGGGGTGTCAAGGATCCAACGATTGTGGTTGGATCAACGGTCAGTTCGCATACCAATGTGCCGATGCACTCGACGTAACACGACAGCACGCCGGTTACGTTATAGCGCACTGTTGTTACACCTGTTGGGTGTGATTCCGGACACTGATATGACAAGTTGCCGACTGACGTTCTGAACACAACGTTGCAGCTAGACAGAACCCCGGCTTTCTGACGATATCGGACATGCGTTTCGGTAGCAGTCTTGCGGTACGTCCCTTCAATCCCAACGACATAGACGTGATCGTCTGCTGGGACTGCAAGCATAGGAACTGTTCCGTGTGGGAGCCCCGTTGTTTCATCGAGACCCGATGGAGGGTGACCAATGTATGAGCTGCCGGGTACTGTTCCGACATAAACGCCAACCCCAGGAACTTGATTTCCTGGGCCAACTCCAACAAAGGCCCTTGTGTTTGAGAACCCATTGAGTCGGGTTCGCAAGCCTCGCATTCTGAAGAATGCTATCGTGTACGCGTTCACAGCAGTGTTTGTGAATGACGTGTTGATCTGACCGGACGCATTACAACCGTCCATGTCGACCACACAATCCTTGGAGTTGTAGCCACGCAAGCTGGCGACGTACTTTCCTTTCGTCACCGTTTCCATATGGGCCAAAGCGACCCTACCACACATTTTACCAGTATCACTGGTAAACGCCTTGTAAAGGGATTTCGTTTTGTGATCGTAGGGGTCATTGACTCGACTTTGGAAGACTTCCTTCACTTCCTTGAAATTGACGTTCAAACTGTGTCCTGAAATCCCAATCAAGCTATCGATGTCGACAGCAAGCTCATGGTCGGCTTTCGTACATGATGAGTCCCATGAAGCGAAATCCATGCTTGTGTAGATGGCAGGGGCACGACCCGATGGGTCGCTCTGTCTCAGATATGTGTGAATCTTGTCATTTGTCAGGAAGTTTTGAACATACTCTCTCGCAACTACAAGTGAGTCGTTCAACGGCCACGTGCCGCTACCACTGTTTCCAGTTGCGTACTCGTTCATGTATTCCGCTTCACGTATCCACACATTGGGTTCAGTACTTCTGTCGCCCAGCGGGTACTTGCGGATCAACTCCATGTTGAGCAAACCCCGCTTCGTCTCCTTAACGCCAGCAATCGAAATAGGGGCCGTGAAATACGTATTGTACAATGACACGAGATTTGTCCGCGACAACTCAGTGAGCAGCACCTTGTCTGATGGTCGGTTGTTTCCATCACAGTCGACGACGTCGAAACCATATTCGCGTTCCTCAGTCACGGTTGGTTCAGTTCGTGGACCAGCGATTCGATCGCGGTGCGTGTAAACTGGCCGCTGCTTGGCGGCACAACCAGTGAGTCGTGTTGGGACAATACACTTGCAAGTGAGATCGCCAAACTTCGCAACATGGTACTTGATGAAAAGCTCTTCCATAACGTCATTATAACGTTTTATAGCTTTAGTAATCATGCTGTTTTCATGGCGATCGTTGTCCGTCACGACTGTGTGATCCGGTTCAAGAACGAAATTTTCGACAAACCGCAAAGAGATCCTCTCACTAGTGGGCACCAAATGTGCATAGTACTCGGATCCGGAACTCCCGAAAAGTTCCATTGCGGCGTAATCAACGTGAGCTGGGTTGGTTCCAATCCGGCTCTTCAGATTACCAAGTCGATTCATGGTTGCGAAGTCAACGGCTGGCACGAAGCCAGTCCATCCACCGAGTTTGATGACGACACGCGACCAGTTAGTTTTGTAACTGACGCACAGGTTATTGAGGTGTACAATCATAAAATCCAGTGAATCCAATCGCATGGTGGGTTCCATCGGTATTGAGGTTTCAGCGAAGGCATCGCTTATCGCAACGAAAGCCCACCCAATGCTCAGATAATACCGCACCCATTCATCTTCCTCCTTGGTGAGTTCACCAGTGAACAAACGGCTCGACCATGCAACCCTGGACTTGTACTCAGGTAAACTGGGTACAATCGACACAACGTGGCCGCTATCAAGTATTGATATTGGGTCCGAGCACAGAGGTCGTGGGTCAATGATAAGTAGTCGCATGTTGAGGGGACTTATTCCTTTGAAGTTTTGGTGTGTTGCGAGACTGCTGCCCGGAGAACCGCCGACGTACACGACTATAACTCCGAGTGCTTGGGCGTCGATGCTATCACACACAACGCGATTCATCAAGCAACGGAGTTTGGCAGTTCCATTATGTATGTCCGTTGATGGCACAAGACCGCGCAAATCAACTGCGCCAGTCACAGCACAAGTGTTGTCATAATGGACAGTCTGCAAGCCATGCGTCGTGTCATTGAGTCTTTCGGCACAAGCATAGGCAGTACTGTAGTATTGACCATGCTGTGGCAACAAACCATTGTCAATGGCGACATACCGTGCAATACTTGAAAACGTAGCAACTGACGGCAAACCGATAACCGAAACTCCTTCCGGGGCTGAGGTATCGATGGCGCAGGTCAGGCGTAATTCAGATATAACACGGGTGGCGACTTCAACGTCTGTAGTGAAGACGTCGAGTGTAACACCATAATGCCACCAGACCCATTCTGCCAATTCGTCCTCGTTTGCTTGTGTACGTAAAGCTTCTTTTGGACGATGTTCTGAATGAGCCTTTCGTTTTTCGTTGATTTGCTTATCTCGATTGAGCGACTGTTTGTCATTGCCGGCAGCCTTCCCAAGGTGGGAGTTTTCAATGCTGGCATATACATGTGCAAGTGCTTTGAACATTTTGTTCAACACTGGGAACCAGCCGAAGTTCATTGCGGTGAGTGCCACCGCTTTGGCTTGTTCCACCACTGACTTATACATGGATAAGCCTGTCGTGGATGCACACGCTTTGATGATCATGACAAAAGGCAAATTGCAAAGAAACGGGCCGCGACCACTCGGGACAGCGCAAGCCGTGCAATATATCATGTTCCACATGCTGAGATAATAGGAGTGTTCAGGAACTCTCCCGAGGGCATAAGACCCTCGATCTTGTTCAGCCATTGTGCAAATGTTGCCTTTTTGTTTCACTCCACCATCATCCCCCAAGATGATTGCCCTGATTGGGGGCGAATCCTCTAGGGGTAACGGTAAAATGATTGATCCATCAATAACAAAATCAGTTGAAGCATGCGAGCGCGCTCGTTCGATAGTGGCAAACGACGGTGACTCCTTGCATACACGGCCAGCGAACCACCGAATAAGCTCTGACGGATCAGAACCCGATGAAGATCGGAATCCTGGGGGCAAAACTATATTGATGATCTTGGACGCTGCATATGCGTACACCGCGCTCCAGGCATGTCCTTTAACATGCCATATGAGTCGCGCAAGCTTCTCAATACCGAGGCTGTCAGGAAGACCTTGTGCCAGAAGGTGCTCACGTTTGACAAAAACGGAATTGATGAAATCCGATGAACGTGCTCCAATGTCGGCCTTGAGAGCAGCGTCCTTACCAAACGCTTCGGCATAAAACCACGGTAGCACATTTGCAACCTGGTATCCAGCCAAATGTTTGAACCATATAACGAACAAGCTGAAAGGTTCATTCAGTATAGTTCCGCGTTGGTACGACAATAACCGAGCGCAAAAATCAGAGTACAAGTTACGGATGTGGCCATTGGGATGACCAACGTTCTGCCCGTAACGGCCTACCAAAGAATTGGCAAACGTATCATAATTCTTGACGTCAGGCACGGCCATATTAAGCTTATGGACGACGCCAAAGTTGTCGGTATATGGCGCATCGACTGTCAAGAATGTGTATGTGTAATCAGTTGATTTCTGCGAAGAGGGCAAACCCTTGGTAGGGATGTATTCCGTAGTTGTTCTGTACGAGATGCCGCGACCAAAAGTGTCGAGCGACATGTCAACAACTCCGTATGGTTTGCCCTTTGACAAAACCAGCGTTGGAGATACTGTAACGCTGGTTTGCAAAACGGCGTTGAACCATTTACCCAACAAAGATGACGTCACTGAAGTGGTGTTGTCAACAGCATGTAGTGTGGTGTCGGGGCCAACGAGGGCCAACCAGCGCATAATGCGTTGAACAATGCCAACACGAACGGCCTTCACACGCAAACGGAAGGGGTCGTAGGCGACGTTATGATTGTTATTGGCTGATGTACCGCGTTTCACCAGTGGGATGTCAACCTCATCTAGTTCTACTTGTCGTGCATAGTATGCCCGTACCTTGTTTCGGTACCGACGCATGTCGTCAAAACACACTATTATGCACGGTAACAAAGTAGTTACCAGAGAAAGAAGACAGAACCACTCGAAGGCGCGATCGTTAACATCGCCAATAAAAAACCCACCTGCACTTGACAATCTTTCAGATGCTCTTGAGAAAGATATAGCCAAAACAGATGAGAGTATAGTTCCGAGAAGAATGCAAAACACATAGCGACGGTACGACAAACTTTTCCACGGACGTGGCGCTGTTAAAGAGTCAGCAAAGTTACGTATCTGTGCGTGTGTTATTACATGTCTTTTACAATTCTCAAGTTCCAGTGTCGAATGGAAGTATACTGCCAAGTGTCTAAAATACGATATATTAATATCGTTCATAATAGAGGTGAGGGTAGATATACGTTGAGAATTGATTGATTGTTCCTTACCTTTGTCCACGACTTGTCCGGGGGTGTCTGCGCGAGAGACACTGCTTATAGCATTGGCCAGCTCGATTCCGAGACCTAGAGGCATGCCAGGAAACCACAACTCGTTCGGAAAGTAATTCCAAACCGGGTTACGAACTGAACGTCCGTTCGATGGTTTTGACACTATCTCAATAATCTCATATCCGAGTTTCTTGTATGGTCCATGTATATTCTTACCGAATGAGTCACGAGATGCTGTTGTGGCGATTCTGTTTGTAGTGTATACAAATGGTCTGTACGAGTTGTACCAGGACCAAAGTATATCACACACACAGATGGCGAACGCCACATACAGCACAAGTTTTAAGACAAAGGTGCCATGATCCGACACGAAGGAGGCGGCCATTGCGAGCAAACAAGCCAATGCCACCATGATAGCAGCAAACAGCAAGTAAACTTTAGGCGAGAACCAGTTTGCATACCGTAAACGCAAATTGTCATGCGTGCACTGCAAAAAGTGCGGTATGATCGAGTAAACTGGATCGGCTCCGACGCGAAAATGCAGGAATCCAAAGGCTTCACGTTCATTTCCAACCTTATGGTCGCGGACCACGAGTCGAGATTCAACGACTCGGCCGGCAACGACCATGGTGGAATAAATTCCCTCTATGGGGACTTCTATTGTGTAAATAGAAGTGATGTTACGAGCAGTTAACATCAAATGAAGCTCCTTGGAAAGGGCATATCCTGGCGCGAGAAAAGCAATTGATTTGTTCATTGGCCCGACCAACATATCGATGTCTTCGATAGAAGCCCCAATGGCGTTTGGGAACAATCCCTGGACATTGGGGAGTGTGTCTGGGTTGATGAAAACCAGCTCAACTGGGAGTCCGTTGACATTGAAGTACGCTACATCAGATCTCAACCCGTAGGCTGAGACCACTAGAAGCGTATCACATGCAGCCGGCTGCGCGGCTATAGCATGCTTGATCACCAAATCTGACAGTAGCAGAAAATGGGAGTCAATGCCAAATACAGACCCCAACTCATCGTGCGAGGGCTCACAGTATCCGGAACGTGTTCCGGAA